AGTCCTCCTGTTCCAGTGCCACCTGTGGCTCCTGTATTTACATTTATTTTAAGTGCGTCTGTACCAGTAGCTTTTGCTGTGTTTACAGCGTCGCCTTTCTTGGCTGTTGTTCCATACTCCACTCCGGGTATTTCATCTGGATCTGTGAGATCCTTCTTAGTTGGTAGTGAAGATTGTTCTATTTTATCTTGTTTCTTCGCAATGATAGGTGCAGGGGTTGACTGCGGTGTTGGCGAAGGTGATCTAAATAGGCACATTGTTATCGTCTTCTAAAATTGATTTTACATATTGTACGACTGACTCTTGGCCAGCTCTGTACATAATGGAGGCGTGATCCTCCTTGGGGTGGACTGGATACCAAGCGAACTTGGACTCCAGATCCTCTACAAGTTTCTCAAGTTTCTCTGAATAAAATTTAAGCGTATTGTGGGAGGTTTGTATTTGCATGTTCAAAGAACGCTGGCATGCGAGCTGCTTTTGTGTCGGCAAACTGTGGTGCTTTGCCTTCATACATCAGCCGGTCGCTCGCATCCAGCCAGAATGTTTTGTCTAGGTGTTTGTCCGGTGAAGTTTTTAAGGGTTGTAGTACCCAAGATATAGTTGCCTTCCGAAGCTTATCCAAGCTAGGGCTAGGACGAAGACCAAGCTCGGCACAAACCAAGCTATTAGTCGCCACGTGAATCTGTTCGTCTCTGGAAATGTCAGCTGATACTGTTCTAAGAGCTGCATCACCAAGAAAGCGAAACATAGGCAATAAAACAAAGAATATAGCTCGCTCGGCCACAAGGGCTTTTGCGATAGTGTGGTCAGGGTGTTGTATCCAAGCATCTCTTAATCGTATCGCCTCCATTTCAGCAATGGGATCAGACCCATGGGATTCAACAATGAAGCCCAGAGCGAGATCATGCTTAATCTCATCTTTAACGTTTGACTCAAGAAGTGTCCTCGCTGACTGCGGGACTTCTTTCTCCAAGCCTTGTGTAATAAATTCTCCAACTGGTAGCTCCATATGACGTATTGCGAGAGCACGCTTGATGGTTTCTTCAGCACCAGATCTTACCTCCCCTTTGGTGGGTTTTACGGGAGTCCATGTTCTTTTCCTTCCTAATAATTTTTCGTATGGGTTCATTGTTCGCAGTCACATTTGATTTTGTTGTCAAGTATACCATCCAAATAATCCTGTATGTCGGTATCTCCAAGTGCTGCATAAGCGTCAGACTTATCTTGAACATCGCCCATAACTTGTAATGAATAGTACAAAGAGGTCTGTGGGCTTTCAAGCCACTCCTCTACAAATGCTTCATCATATCTAATCATGTCGCTCCAGCTGTTGAAGCTGTAGCCATGAAGCAATCCTGTCCTATCGAGCATCTTCAAGATTTCGTCTGCTACACGCTTGTATGCGTCCCATCCTACTTCACTTGCAATCTCAACGTTACCATAGTTGACTCTTTCTACTCCGAACTCGCCAGAGTCTCTGTCAACCATTCTAGCTATTGGTGGTGCTATCTCGGGTGTGCATGTAAAGCCGTCTAGGTCTCTACTGCGATAGCTGCAACTGGCAGTGGGTGCAATAGCAAACGCCCTTACCATATTGTTATTATGTGCTACTTGTGCCGCTTCAAAAATCGCTCTGTCCAAGGCAACAGCCGCCATACCGGCTTCGTTGGTTGCACTATGTCCTCTGTTGACAAGGCGGAGGGCTTCTCCGAAGTCTCTATAGGTAATGTTATAACGCCTGAGGAAGTTGGCAAGACCGAGCACTCCGAGCCCCACTTGTCTGTCCACTTCTGGGGTAAGGTATTCTCCAGATTCTCCAACACCTGTCCGGCCATGGAGATCACACAACTCGGACATGCCTGATACGAAAGCCTCTTGTAGGTTGTCGAGAGTACAGGCACCGAGATTGACATGCTGTAACAAGCAAGTTCCACGTGAGGGCAAGTATACTTCAAGACAGACGTTCCCATAGATACGCTCCCCGGAAGGTGTGTGTCTGATTTTGTTGAGCCAGACGTCTCCTGATTTGATTCCATAAATTAAGGCATCCTTTGTATCTTGATCTGCAAACTTCCACATCTCATCATCAATGTCGATACAACGCTTGACCCAAGGCAGTTCTGATCGGCTTGCAGTTATAAAGTCCACCGCATCTGGGTGGGATAGGTCGAGGTGCAATACTATAGCACCATTCTTATAAGCTCCACCTCTTCTCAAGGTTTCATTTAGAGCTGAATATATTTTACCAAAGCTGACTGGGCCAGTAGCCACAAGTCCTTTGTTATTTTCGTGTCCGGCTGGTCGAAGTTTCGACAGGTGGATAGCACAGCCTGCACCAAATCGTAGTGCGTGGCTTGCAAACCTCCAGCTAGCTTCTATGCCGTTAGGACCTTCCATGCTGTCTTCGACAACGAAGGTCGTGCATGATACAGGTAGTCTTGATGTAGGATCATCTATCCAAGACTGTACCCGTCCAGTGCGGGAGATAAGTTCAGACATTTTAAATAATAATACTGTTTTCTATAAAATCTTTAAGTGCATTACCTAATGCGAAGTTCTGTCGCTGTAATGCGAGGAAGAGTGTAATCACGTCTTCCTTCTTGTCATAATGTTTGCGTAAATTATCTTCAATAACTCGCATCTTGAAGTCCTGTTCCATCGTCAATGGTATAGGAAGCTTCGGGCGTCCAGAGTTTGGGTTGTTTTTCTTTGGAATCATAGTCCTCATCTGTAAGTATTCTGGCAAGTCTAGCATTGAGTAAAGCATCTTCTTCGGTCAATCCTTTATCTTCAAATGCTTTTATAACTGTTTGCCAACTGTAACCCTCTTTGTTGAACAGAGTCTCTGCTCTCTTCACACCAATACCGGGCACACCACTGTAACCGTCTGTCTGATCGCCTGCCAGTGTCTGAATCAGATGCCATCTAGCACCCTCTTCTGGTGTGATGTAAGTAGTGTCTTCTAAATTGTATAGCTTACCGGGGATCTGTCTCATGTCTTTGTCAGGAGAAACAATGATATTCCCTGTAAGTTTGGTGGCATAAATGCCCATAGCATCATCGGCTTCCAGTTCCGGCATGATGCAAACGTCATACTCAATTTTAAGGTTACGTATGACACGTTTGTAACCGCAGGGCTTCTTTCTATTTCGATGCCCTTTGTAATCTGGGGAAATTTTTTTCCTAAAATTTTTAGAGTCGCTAAAAAAGAGTATAGGCTTACTGAATGAGCCAAATACATCTTGTATCTGTTGTATTTCACGTTTTACTGCATTATATGCGTCTGAAAAGTTCGATGTAACAAATATAACGTCTTCCCCATAATCTATCTCAGTTTCACAGGCTGCACAGCATTTATATACTATGAAGTCTGCATCTATTAATAATCTCATGGTGGTTTAGTGTACGTCAGCCCAAGTCTGTCCAATCTTAGCTTCTGCTGCGATAGGGCATCTTAGGTTGTAATATTCGCCTGCCATTTTGGCTGCAAGCTCTAGCCATCTAGCTAATTCTTCACAATCACGTCTATAACATTCATAGTTTAGTTCGTCATGTATGAACGATAGCTGGTGTCCATCAGGTGGTAGGCACTCGTTTATGGTGACCATCCATCTCTTGGCGATCGTCGCTGCGCTTCCCTGTAGGAGGTAGTTGAGAAACTTATGCCCTTTGTCAACGCTGATACGACGACCGTCGATGGCGTTTGCATAACCTCTCTTACTACATGTCTGGCAAGCCTGTAGCAGCTCCGCAAGACCCGGAATGGCATCCACATAAGCCTTACGTATATCCGCTCCCTTTCGTGCAGCGGCTTCTTCGGGTAGTAACTTATCAAAACTCCTCCCTAGTTTGACGTTTCCGGCACCGTCAAGGAAGGCGTAGGTAACTGTTTTAACTTGTCTTCTAGTAATTCCGATCCTTTCTGCATTGGTTTGGTGTATATCTCCTGTTGTAAGGATTCGAGCATAACGTCCTTTATCGTATCTGGCGAGGTAGTGGGCGAGCATCCTGAGCTCAATGCCACTAAGATCGGCAGAGACCAGAACTTTAGTAGGTGTAGCTTGAAATAGTTTTCTAAATCTTTCATCACTTGGTACTTGTGCTAAATTTGGTTTTCTGTGTGCACATCGAAATGTGTTGGTAGCAACTGAACAATGGTGGTGTATTCGGTTACACGTCGTAGCTAGCTTCTGCCATGCGTTCACGCCTTCCGAGATCATCCCCAATTTCTTGGTAATATCTAGACATTTCAGAAACAAGAGGCTCGTCTCCGACCCAATATCTTTCAATACTGTCTCGTCTACGACCGGCTTGCCTGTGGCAGTTCTCTGTGTTGGTTTCCAATTTTCGTGGGTCTGTAGTATCCATGCTATGTGGTCTCGTGAGGTGGGGTTAAGTTGTTTAAGTTTTGTAAATGGGCATCCTTGTACGTACCCTTGTGTCCGGTTATTTCGCTTAGGTGTAAACACTGTTCCAGCAACGAACCCGAATTTTCTGCGTAATACTTCTGTAGCTTCTTCCAGTTCTCCTCTGAGAGTTGATTCGAGCTCGTAGGCTGCTCGTTCGTCGAAATACCATCCATGTTCTTCTTGTTTTTGTAAGATGTGTGCGACCTGATGTTCTAGTTGTACCCAGTCAGGTAAGGGTGGAAATGTTGGCATAGTTTATTTGTAACAATAACGTCTTGTTCGCAATAGTCCTCCATCTCCTTGCTCCATGCTGACCAGTCGGCAGTCTGTCCAAAGTTCCCTTTGTATTCTCCCAACCTGTGGCCATAGGACTCCAAAGAGTGGCGACCATAGAGTTTTGGTGGCATACCGTCAATCCTTGCCTTGCGGTCTACCTCTAGCATATCGGGGTGGTACAACCTCGACAGCAATAGTGTATCTATAACTCTACCCTTCGGTTCAAAGAATGGGTAGACTTTCTTTATCATCGGTATGTCAAAGCCAATGATGTTGTGGCCAATGATCGTGTCAGCATCCATAAGATACGTAACACCTCTGCTGATTGGCTGTGCAGATCCTGTGTCATTGTATCTGGTAGTCTCACCTGTCTCATAGTCAAGTGTGACCAAGCAGTGCAGCTCAACGTCCTCTTGACTTAGAGGTGTTGTTTCCAGATCGAACAGGAGGGTAATAGGTCTTGTCTCTGAATTTTGCACGTCTTTTCTGTTGTTTGGTGGGTGGGTTTGGTTTAAAAATCTGTAGCTGGGTTGAACTCAACTGTGTCTTCGGATTTAGTTTCATAGAATTGGCATGTAGATAGGTCGTAGCTCAGAGTTGTAGCAACGCCAACCTCTCCTGAGAAACGGTTTTTAAGCACTCGCAAAGTTGTAAGGTTAGCGTTAGCCTCTCCTTGCTGGTCTCGTTCCAATGCGATGACGCTATCGCTGAGCTGAGCGATCGAATGAGATCCTCGTAACTGGCCAAGTGATACACGTCCGCCTTCTTCGTGTGAGTTACTGTCACTGTTTGTTCTCCGTAGGTGTGATACTAAAAATAGTGCGATACCTGTACGTTCGACTAATGATCTGAGCTTCGTCATTGTCGAGTCTATCATACGTCTTTCATCGCCGTCAAGACCACTTAATAATATAGAAAGATGGTCAAGAAATATAATACGGCACTCCAGTCCACTGGCAAGGTATTCGATCCTGTTGTAAATAACATCTGGGTCAAAGCTACCAAAGCCATCAAACAGAAAAACATTCCACTTTGCAAGAGTATCAGCAAAAGCAGACTCGAGTTCTTCTTTGTCATGTTCTCCAATGTGATAGGGTTTACCAACGGCAGCGGACATAAGTCCTAGTGCTGTACGTTTGTTGTTTGCTTCAAGCTCAAGGATACCAACTGTCTCACCTTTCATAGCAAGATCAGCTGCGATAGCCCTGACCAGTGAAGTCTTACCACTACCTGACCCAGCTGTGAGAGTTGTTAGCTCTCCGTATCTGATGCCATGTAGTTTATCGTTGAGCCCCATGAATGGGTACTCGTGGTCACAGGTTTTGGTAGGCTCTGTGACTAGCGACATGAGGTTTTTACCATCTACGATACCGTCTGGCCTGTATGGCTTGGCATCCCATATCGCTCTTCTTATTGCGTCTTTGTCGTCAGCTTGGAGTGCATCGCTTGCATCTTTGTAAGCATCGAGTCTAGCAATCTTAACCCTACCGGCTGGTAATATACTCGAGGCAGATTCAACGGCCTCACGCCCTGCTTCGTCGTTGTCGAAGAAGAGGACGATCTCTTGGTAGCCTTGCAAGAAGGGTATGGCTTTCTGCAAGTCTTTCTTGGCTGCTGCCGCACCATGAGGTAGGCTGACCATGGGCCAACCTGACATAACTTCGTAACAAGAGGCAGCATCTAGTTCGCCCTCTGTGATGACGATTCTTTTTCCGCTGGTGGGGAAAAGATGCTGACCAAAGAGTTGATCTGAGCTTCCACCTTCGTAATGGAAGTCTTTTGACTTTGTTTTAATTTTGAATCCAACAACTTGGCCGCTTTCATTATAGTATGGGAAGCGGAGGGTATTGCCGTGTCTGTAGATACGGTAGAAGGAGTTGGTGGCTTCTGATATTCTTCGTTTTTGCAGCTGTTCAGCTGATCCGAGGAATTGTACTCGTTCATTGTTCATTCTGGGTGTATAGTTGTCCCCGTCGCCCGGGGTGTACGTATGGCACGCAAAGCAGTACGCATGGCCGTCAGAGTAACGTGAGTTAGCGTCCGACGAGCCACAGTTGTTACATGGTTCGTGTGCCACAAATTCTGATTCTGTGTTCATCTTAACCAATCAATGGGGATTGCGTGTGCTGCCGCCCACTTGATGTTGTGTTTCTCACACCATTGGGCGTATGTAGTTTTGGATTTCTTACTGATCTTGTTGAATGGTGCTTGAAAGACCATACGTATATCAAGGTGTGGGTTGTCACGAATGACGGCCTTGATCTTACGTCTGTCTTCGGAGTCCCAGTAACCTTTGGTTTCTAGCATGACACCGTTGAGCAGTACGAAATCAGGATTGTATTGGTGCTGTATGGTATAAGGAACTTGCTCGCCCTCATACACATACTTGCAACCAACTGTGTCTAGTAGTTCAGCAACGCTGACCTCTAGCTTAGACTTAAAAGTCTTCTTCTTCTTCGTCAATGCTATCTTCGTCAGCCTTTTCTGGTGCTGTAGCTTTTGCAACAAAGCCTTCAGTCTTACCGAATAGGTCTGCAACTTCTTTGTCGTCCATGCTGTCTGCATCAACCCCAGCTGCACTGCCTGCAATCTCGACAACCTGTACACCAACTAGCTTGAGTGAACTACCATAAGTTACTCCATCCTTCAAGATGTATGGCTTCTGGAAAAAGCCTAGCTTTACAGTTGAGCCACCATAGATTGGTGTCTTTGCATCTGTAACTGGTGTGCCTTCTGTGTCGACAACTGGTGGTTTCTTGTCCTCTCCCCATGAGAACTTGATCTTGAACTTACCATCAGCTACCTCTTCCCATGGTGTAGGCTTGAGTGTAGCTCTCTTTGGGTTCTTCAACTTAGACTCTGCCCACTTGAGGACAGCTTGTCTTTCTAATTCAAGTGCGTCAATGATACTTGTACCCACAATAGCTGCGAGTGAGTATCCGAACTTGCCGGGTTCTAGGATAGCTTGGAAGCCTTCTAGTTTGATAGCGTCTGTGACGTGTACGTTTTTGCTCATATTAACAAAAGAAATAAGTGGATTCAATAACCGACTCTGGCTGTAGGTCGCCAATGATCGGTGGTTCAGTCTCTGCCTGTATCTGGTCGGCAAAGGTCTGGAGATAGTCATGCTCTGCAAACAGAATCATGTACGTCTCCCTAATTATAGCAGATAATTTATCCATATCGCAACATCTGCTTAACACACTGTCATGAATTAGTGCGATTGGCTGATCGAAGCTACGCACAGCGAGGTGTAGCAGTGATGCGTCCAGACTATGGATTAGGTTAGGTGCAGTAGCAGCCTTGTGCCTGTTGATGTCGACCTCCTTCCCATCTTCTACTGCGACGGATAGATCACAACGACCTAGTAGCTGTAGCTGTATGCGTTCAACCTTCTTCTTGAAGTAACGCTGTCTGACTACGAAGCCAGAAGGAGTCGTCCATTCCACATATTCTTCACCACGTTTGATAGTCTTACCGATCTCAGTCTCAATCCATCTCATAACTGGCATTGGCCCGGGCACGACTGCCCCCATAGCCGAACGAACTGATGTAACGATCTGAGTCAGGTCATCTTTATCTACCTCGACACCCTTCTCTTTGAGAGCGTCTTTGATGTAAGACCTATTAGAATATGGTTTAGCATTATATGGTATGGTCATAACTGTACGTTTGACACACTTTCTGTCCCACACACCTCGTACAGTCTCAGGTATGTATGGCTTTGACACATCTGCAATGACTCTGTACGCATCTTGTGGTCTGTCAGATGGTACAACATTTACGAGAAGTGCTGTGGTCTTATCCCTTGCCAAGCCTGCTAGTATCTGCAAACCAGAACAGGTAGCATCGGTAGCCACGGGTAAGGAAGTAGTCAATCTATCTTTAGTAATTGCACAATAATAGTATTCTTCACAAGCTGCGAGGAATAACCATGGCTCATCTGCACCCTCCCAATCTCCTAAGTTTGCAATAGGATCTCGTGAGACACGTGAGATTAGTGCCAAGTTGTTGTGCGTCCAGTCTAAACGCTCTTGCATTGTAGACTTATCCAGTCCGTATGTGGTAGCGACTTGGAAAGCGAGCCATTTCTCACTGCTATCTGTGTACTCCGCAGCATCAGCAAACTGTAGCAATGACTTGCCAAAGTCTGTATCTTGTGGAGTAAGGCAAGCAGGGATAGGATAAGCTCGCCCCCTGTAGTCA